ATGAGTATATTTTACAGGTTCTTTCTCTTTAGGATAAGATCTAATTGTTAAGATGTTTTGTTCTGTTGCAACTTCAATATCTTCTTTTGTGAATCCAGCAAGAGCAACTTCCAATATGGTTCTATTATCAGATCCAGTAATGATGTTGTATGGTGGGTAATTTGTTCCACCTGATGCAAAAGATGAGAGTCTGTTGATTCTATTGATTTCATTATCAAAACCTATCATGTATGGGGCATAGGTTTCCCAGTCAAATGTGACCATTGTAGTGTCCTCCTTAAAGCGACTTGTAGTTTATGTGACCCCGAAGGCATCACAATATTATTTACCACTTCTCTGCTACAATCTCAATAGTGTTATCTACACTTTTAGATTCGGTTACTACTGCGAAACCTTGCTTCTGTACGGTATGCACTACCGTAACTTTAGCATATGCCTGTGTGACTTTTTCCAAGAATCTATTTGGTGGAACTGAATCTTTCCAAGTTTGTATATCAGCTACTAACTCATACACACCTTCTGAATTTCTACGAAACCCAATATCATTCCCTATAGAAACATCAACCTTTACCTTTTCATGTTGATGGTCTAATGGATTTATTAACTCTTGGTCTTCCTGTACATCATACTGAAGAAGTTGAAGTGCTCCTATGAGTTCAGGTTTGTTCTTTAATTTCGTTTTGATCGTGCTGAAATGAGACATTTGATTGTTCGTAGTATTCAGGTTTTTCTTTTCTATATTGTACCACACCAAGAGATTCTTCTATCTTCTCTGTGAGATTTAAACATCCATTACCTTTCACACCACTAACAGTTTCTTCAACTGTACCATCCTGCAAAATACGAAATACCAATCTTTCCATCAATCTTCTTTCTTGCGACCAATGTTGTACTTACTCTCTAGCGTCCACTCTCCTTTCTCTTTAAAAGATAAAACTTTAATCTGATTCAAAGGAGCTAGATCAGAAATTTTTTCTTTACTCTCTACAGAAATATTAACTAATCCCCAGTCAACTAAAAGTTGTACAATTCTATTACGACGTTGTATATCATTTAAAGAAAGATTAGTATTCTTGCCATCAAGGGCAAACAATTCTTTAAAGTGTACAATAAAATATCTTCCTTGCTTATGCAAGATATGACAGGACTGATAAATCTTTCTTTCTTTGCGTGATGCAACACCAATCCTAGTTAGTGTTTCTCTCACCTTAAGAAAGTCATCAGGTTCATTCAAGACAACCTCAACCATATCGGTTTGTCGCCATTGAATTTCAACTTCACCGCTCATGTTTACCACCTTTGCTCAATGCTTTTGTAATATGATCTAGTTGATCCTTGGTGAGAATTCTAAGAGCTTGTAGAGCTTTATCGTCATTATAACCATAATACTCTTTTACTAACTCAAGATAATCAATAGAATCTTTTTTTGCCCAAGGAGAAAATCGCTTCCTGGGTTTCACACTATTTAGTAAAAAATCATACTGCATCTTCTTTGGCAAGTTTGGATTTTTATTTAATTCATTGACATAAAGTATAGTATCAGTGAAAGAAGACAAGCATCTATTAACGATATATGCAGGATACTTTTTCTCAGCATGAATATCATCGTTTAGAATATTCTTCTTGGATTGATTGATGCTGTATAGGTAGTCTTTCAGTTGGTACATTATTCCAGTGACGGATTACTCCGCTAATAATAAAACAGTTAGTGACGAGATAAGATACGAAAATAATAGAACGTACCAGAATAACGTAGTTGTCGTAGGGTTCAGTTTTTTCGTCAGAGAAGCTACCCAATGCATACTTCCATACCTTCCATATTTTATTCATCAATTTATTTAAAGGATGCGGTAACACCCACTACAGTAGCACCAGGATTACGAGCAAGAGCTACCTTACGTGCATCTTGGTAATTAACAGCGATAACTTCTTCAATGAAGACAGTTCCTGCTTTGAATAGTTTAACTTCACACTTCATAATTCATAAGGACTAATTCCTTCCTCTTTGCTTGATCTGTATTATAGCATCCCACAGACCTCATGGTGTAAGTGTGTGCAAATTCAGCAGCTGTCCACTCCGTGAAACGATCCTTAACAATCTGATCAGAGTTGTATGAAATCAACTGATGACCACAAAATGTATCACACCAGTTAGCAAATTCATCATGATCAAATCTCTTATGCATACCACCCTTTCTACCATAGAGATTGTCTTTAATATCATAAGGAGGATCTAGATATGAAAATGCAGATTTCTCATCTGATAACATTCTCTCATAAGAAAGATTTGTTATTGTCCAGTTTTCAATAAGCTTGGAGTAGTCGCTAAGTCTTTCAATTCCTCTAAAGGAGAAATTGGATTCTGAGGCTTGTGGCGAGAAGGAAGAAGACTCAGTAAGACCACTAAAGGAACACTTATTAACGATATAAAAAGCGCAGGCACGAGCAAGGTTTGATTTTTCTTCATCATTAATATCCTCTTTTGATTTATTAAATAATTCTCTGGCAGTTACTCTATCTGGATGTTTATTCTTAAAAGACCAGATAGCATCCTGAAGATCCTGTCCGTTGTGTTGTAATTCACACCAGAAATTATATAGAGGTTCATATAGATCATTAACCCAGAGATCTAAGTGTGGAAACATCTTAGTAACATACAATGCTACAGAACCACCACCAAGAAAAGGTTCCCGAAACTCTTTGTACCTATTCATATCAGGAAAGAATTGTGCAAGCTTTACAGTTGCTCTACTCTTCCCACCAGGATATCTAAGAGGTGTTTTTAATGACTTATTTGTCTGTGGCATCAATAACCTCAACTCTTATGGTTCCGTTTAAATGATCTGCAAGTCTATGATAAGCAAATGCAGTAACTACTTGTGGTACTATGAAAGCAACCATAGCTACAATCCAGAACAAGTAATAATAATTTTCTTTGTTTTGTGTTCGTTTCATTTCCATGATTCTTTAATGGTTTGAACTACTTCGGAAAAATCTCCTGTGTATGAAGCTTTCCCTAAATTAAACACTCTAAGAGTTAGAGCAACATTATTAAATGTGTATCCTTTCTTATTCTCAAGTCTATCTACAGATATTGCTAATGGATGTCTTGTTATGTAATTATAACTTTCATCTAAAGCAATACCAGACCAATGACATTTACCATCTTGATCTTCAAACTTCCTAATCAAATCATCAGGAGTAAGATCAATATCTTTAACAGTTAAACCTTGACCTTTGTTTTTTCTAGCAGCATTTCTAGTCTGTCCAAATCTGATATTCGATATCAGTTTCTTTGCTGTTTCAGATTTCATTAATAAAATCTCGGTCCAGGATTATATTCTATTTCAATAGTATCAAAGATTCTGTTTAGAGAATTAGCGAATGCTCTATATCCAGAACCAACATACACTTGTCCAGCAACTACAGAGAATGTAGCTACACCCCAGAAGATATAATACCATCTGGACTTTACTTGTGCTCTTATTTTTTCTTTAGTAATCATTTGAATTCACAACTCATCATAATTTCTGTTAGGCAAGCTAACAAATTTATTTCCTGATCAGGAACAATAGGAATACTGTTCATGTATTTGGCAATGACTAAAACTGCTTCAGGAATAGAAGAAGGTTTTAATACATCATACAAATTATCATAGATCTTACGCATTACCATCGTAGGATCATTATCCATATGTTGTACTACCCAGTTTTTAACTGTGGTAAAATCTTTCTTCTTTAATGCCGTAAGCAAACTATCAAGATTAACATCAGCAACATCAACAAGAATAGCTGAGTCAATGGCTCCACTAGCAGAATAGCGTTGACACTCATTGATAAGCCTACGCCAGTCAGGATAATACCTCCTAACAAGTTTAGCCAGAACTTTATCTTCAAATTTAACATCTTCTTTTGTGAGAATAGTTTTAAGACGAGTGAAGAACTCACCTTGAAGTTTCACTGATTGTTCAGGTTTGATTCTAAAATCAACAACTGTACAACGTGAATGCAACGGTTCAATAATCTTATTGATAAAGTTGCATGTGAAGATGAAACGACAGTTACTGTGAAACTCTTCTACAGCACTCCTCAGAGAGAGTTGTACATCGTTGGTTGTGTTATCTGCTTCATCAATGATAACGACCTTGTGGGACGCACCAGAGGTCAATGAGACTGTAGTGGCAAATTGCCTTACACGATTTCTCACTGTATCTAGGAAACGTCCTTCATCAGATCCATTGATTAAGATATAAGAAGCACCAATTTCATCACACAAAGCTTTGGCAATTGTAGTCTTACCTACACCAGCAGTACCACTTAATAAAAGGTTAGGAAGTTCGCCTTGTTTGACGAAACCCTTAAACACTTCTTTAATAGTCTCAGGGAGTATACAGTCATCAACAATGTTTGGGCGGTATTTCTCCACCCATAAGAATTCTTTACTCAAGGTTCAAGGGCAATGTAATAGGTTAGATCAACATCAGTATTAATCCATTCGGAAATTAGATGCTGAGATACTTTAACAGAATAGTCACCTGGTAGAACACGAATGTTCTCAATCTTAAGATCAAGAGAATAAGTACCAGTACAAGTACCTGCTACGGTGAGATCATAAGTATTGCTGGTATCATTCTCTTTGTCCCGAAGAATAAGTTTAATTTTATCAGAACCTTCTTCAGAATAAAAAGTAAGATCAGGTAAACTATAAACGGCAGATGCTTTTTGTAAAGCTATAAGATCATCAGCAGAAAGATTAAATTCTACATCAGAACCAGGAAACTTTACATTCTTTTCTGGTGCAGACTTAAGAGTGATCTCAGGATCCGAAAAATAATACTTAGCAGACTGACGACCACCTTTAATGTTCACAAAATCAGAAGTTGTGAACTCTAATTGTGGATCATTGAATAATGAGATGCCACTAAGAAACTGACTAAGGTCATAGATTGCAAAGTCAGAAGGGAATACTTCTTCACCAGTAAATTTTGCTAGAATATTTTCTGCATTACTAATAGTACGTACTGTGCTTCCTTTACGAAATACTATTGATGAATTAATTGTAGAAAAATTCTTAAGGACATCAAGTGTTTTTTTAGATAAGATTACCTTATTTGTCATAATCAACTGAGAAAGATGTAGGGTTGTTTGAGTTAATCTGGTCTGCTTTAGCTTGCTTATCACTAAAGTGACAGAGGAGAATAGCGTAATGAGCAATCTTTATGATGTCCTTACGTGCTGTACCCTTCCTATCATAACGTGAAGCATATTTCAAAATGTTAGACCTACAGAATGCTTCAGCATCACCAACAGAATCAATGAGATCTAATGTTTGGATCCCATTCTTACTGTAGTGAGCACTGTAGGTGCTAGAGATATAATCTGAGATCTCTTTAAGGATCTCTTGTTCATTGTACTTCAATTTTCACTCCAAACATGATCAATGTCACTATGATAGCATTGAAATTCATTTCCGTCAAGGTCAACAACATTAATTTTATGTGTTGCCTTCCATTCATTGCCGCCATCCCCAATGATACGGACACTCCTACCGTCCTTAAGACGGAGGATGTGTCCTAGGTATCCATCAAACGATTTGGTCATCGGATTCTTCCTCTGGGTTAACATCTGCATCAATTTTATCATAGAGTTCGATGAATGATTGTTTTGTTTCATCATCGAAACGATTAACACATACCTTGATTGCTTTCATACGATCATTCCAAATAGCGTATGCTCTCATGATATGAACCAATCTACGAGTAGAGATCACCTCATCAATTCCACCATCAGCAAATGTTTTACGGATGATGTCTGCCCAATTAGCAAGATTGGTGCAGAACTCTTCATCATGCTTACCAACTACAGCAGCAATACGAAGAAGAATCTTAGTTTCAACAGCAGGTGTAGGATACTCTTGCTCAAATGTCAATGCGAATCTCTCAAGGAAGGCTTCATTGAGCACGTTAGTTCCAATAAATCGTCCATCATCTGAACCTTTACCTTTAGTATTTGCGGTTGCGATGATGTTGAAACCCGCCTTTGGTTGGATGAACTTTCCGATTTTTTTAAGGAAAACTCCTT